TAGCTATTTTTTTAAATTCTGTAATTACTTTTTTAATTTGTTTCATCTTGTTTTAGTTTTATAAGTTGTTTACCGTTTCTACGTAAGTTAATGTTTTCATAATTTCTATTTTTTTATTATTTTTACTTTTTTTTAAAACTATATTGAGTCCATAAGAACTACTTGCTTAGCCTTTCTTAAGGTTGGAAACGAAGTTAGTATCTCCCCATTCTTTTGTATTATCCAATCCCCATCACACTTACTTAAGCCATTGCTCTTATATGTTCTCTCCCTATACAATTCATACACTCCACATTCAGAATTGTAAACGTTTCCATCTTGTTCGATATCAAATATTTTAATAAATTTCATAATATAAGTTTTTAATTATACTCAAAGATACAACTTATTTTCGAATAAACAACAAAAAAACAAAAAAATGTAACAAAAATAAATTTCAATGCTTTATCAATATATTACTAAGGTATAAATTTGTAGTATAATTTTAGCAATTGAACACGTGCATACGCATACAAAAAATAATTCATATAAAAAAATAATATCGTTATTTGTAATGAATATAAATAAGCTATTTTTAATCAGTCTAAATAAGAATAAGCTATCAAGAATAATTCTAAATAACAAAATTACCCCCTCATATTAAACACACCCCCTCATATTAAACATAGGGTATCATATTAAACACCCCTCCATATTAAACGCACCCCATTATATTAAACATAAAGCAAAAAAAAAGCCTCGTTAAAGGCTTTCTTTGTTTTTATATCTTATTATTCTTTTACTATATTAATTTGATGATATGTACCGTTAAAATTAGTAAAAAATTCATTGTCTATATTGTAACTGTTTTCACCATCAAAAAACATTAACTCATTACTAATTAAGTTTAAAAACATTTGTTTCTGTTTTGGTGTAGTGTCTCTGTAAAAGTCCATTACTTGCTGAAAATCTTTTGTATATTCCATAATCTTATAAATTTATATTAATTGTTTTTAATTCTTTTTTAATTACATTGGTCAATATAAATTTACTATTGATACCAAACTTTTTACGATGCCTTGTCAAATCATTTGTAAGTATCATCTTATCAATCTTATTATCTTGAATAGTGTAGACAATAAAATCTTTTTTAGTAGTGTAGATTTGTACTGCTTTAAGGATGTTGATATTCATATTATTTGTTATTATATTTTACATTTAACTGTTTATACATTTGATAATCCATTCCTATTTGTTCTAAAATGTATTGTGTTGTTTCGCCATCTAAATAAGCAGATTTAAGTTTACTTATTAATACTTCAGTTTTATTTAATTTAATAAATTGGACTACCGAATCGTATGTAGTTTTAAACTTACTGCCTATTGTTTCTATATGAAATAACTCTTCTATAGAATGGTCAGTATTATTGCTCACTTTACATCTACTCTCGACTATTGTAAATTCATAACCAAGACTTTCTATTTTCTCAACTACGGTCATCAGCCAATCCCAAGAGGAATGGTAGTTTGGTGTAACATATTCGCCCATTTCTTGATAGTCTTCCATACCCATAAATTCTGCTATTAGTTTATTGCTTTCCATATTATATAGTTTTATAGTTTTTGATTAATCCTCCAATAATGTTTCTATTTTGTATTGCACATCATCTATCGCACTTAGGATGCCTTGTACATTATCTGACAAATACTTATCATCATTTCCTTCAATTAAATCCATTATTATTCTGTACGCATCATCCAATAATTCGATTGATGCTTTTATACTCTGTTCTTTATTATGAATCACATTATACGCTTTAGAACCTGACTTTATAAGTTTATCCCAATTATCAACCTCTCTTACTAATATATCATTATCATCTCTTGTCTCTATACACTCAACAACATATTGTTCATTTGAGATGCAATTACAAAGTATTTGTATTTGGTCTAAATCATCTTCTGCCTCCCAATCTTTACCAAATAGCTTTTCTGCTTGTCTTTCTAAACCGTTTCTTCCAACGAAACCGTAAGTAGATGTATACCTTCCCTCTAAATTTACTTTCATATTACTTGTTTTTAACAGATAACTTAATTGCTATCTGAAGCAAATATACAACTTATTTTTAATTACACAACAAAAAAAATAAAAAACTTTACAATTTAACTTTTTTTATGAATTGCCACCTTATAATACTATTCTAAATTTGTAACAGAACTTAATAAGGAAACACGTGCATACGTCTACAACAATTTTTTCATATAACAAAATAAATATACTAATAAATTTTGGTATGAATAATAACGATTTGCACCCCATTATATTAAACATAAGGTTACCCCATTATATTAAACATACCCCATCATATTAAACAAAAAAAGGGAGACAAAATTAATTATCCCCCTTCATATTAAACATTTTATTTTTACCTTATCACATAAACTCCAGAGTTTACCCCTTGTATTAAATACATCATACCATATCTAATAGCGTCTATAAAGTGATTGAACTTATCTATTGGTGCTTCACCCTTATCTTTCCATACATAGTTGTTTAGCTCTCTTATTATGCCGTGAGAACCTCTATCAACTATTATCTCATAATCTTGCATAAGTGCTATACCTGATAATATACTGCCTTTCTTCTTTACTGTAGGCTTTATATTAAGACCCAATGTTTTCATCTCTGATATTAAACGTGGCTCACTATTATCACAAATAATCAAATCCATACCACACTCTCGTCTATTCATACCTGCTATCTCAGATGTGTTTAGATTAGGTTTTCCGTAGATTTCCTTAACCCAAACCTTTCTTGCATTCTTATCTACCGAAATCTTCACAAGTGTCGTTAAATCGGCTGAAAATCCAAAATCCTGACCATAGCAAGTAAGTTCTGTAGGAATAAAGTCTCCTACTCTCCATTTTCTTATAATAGTACCTTCTGCTTTCTCAAGCCAACCTCCTAATATTTGGTGTTGATACTTATCTGGTCTCTTACGTTTCATTTCATATATCCTACCTAAGAATGATTCAGATAAGTTTGTCTTATTATCTTTGTAAGTTGTATGAACATAAGTAACATCTCCTTTAACCATATTAGATGCTGCCAATACGTTTTCATTTTGGAAAAACCTCTGATATATCCAATGCTCTTTAGTTGTTGGATTCAGTATAAGAATAACTCTGTTTTGTTTAGTTTGTGAACGTATAGAGAAATCAATCTTATCAAAAACACTTTCATCTACAAGTTCTTCTGCTTCATCTACTACAAATGTAGTTATACCATTCAAGGATTTAAGTGCTGCAGTCTGATTACCTGATGATGTTCTAATACCTTTAAATATAATAGAACTACCTGTCTTGAGGTTCATAATCTCATCTTTAGTTATCCTAAAGTCATCGTGAACTCCCATTAAGTTAATCTTCTCAATAAATTCAGGAATAATAGATGTGTGTGCTGAAATCATCGTATAACGTGAGAACAGTATCTTATGTCCTGATTCATAGGTTAAGTTAAGTAAGAATACATTTATACCAAATGACTTACCACTACCCCTACCTCCTGTAACAACAAAATACCTACTCTCATTCTTGAAAATAGGTATATATTTCTCGTGTATATTTATATTATTCATCTTTTGGTGTTACGTCTATAATCTTCTCTTTAATCTTCTTACCTTCAACGCTATCTCCAAAGAAATTAATAGTAGGTGCTTGAACTTTATTAGAAACCTCTTCTTTGTCATCTCCATAAGCAAAATCCATAAGTAATTTCATATGATTATAGCTACCTTCCTCTGCTTTCTTAGCTAAGCTCTCAAAAGCGTTTACTTCGCTCCCAAATACGTTCTTAATAGCTTTTTTAGCATATTGTTTCTTACGATTCTTCTTAGCAGTATTCATTGCAGGTTTATTAGACCTCTCTTTATCTGGTACAGGTAGCTTGGGAATAGATTTCTTTCTACTATTCCCTTTTCTACCATCTGTTGGCTTAATCTCTTGTGAATTACTCATATTATGATAACTAAAGTGTTGTTATTTTGTTTTTTACAAATCATCTAAACACCAAATAGGTGTCATATCTCCAACCCAAGCAGAACTAACATTAAACTCAAAATATTCTAAAGCATCTTCCTCTGTCATTCCATCTGACATAAGAATTTCTATACAAATACTTTTTGAATATATCAATCTCATATTACTGTTATCTAAACCAATTATAGCATCATCAAAACCATCAGCTTTTAGTAAATCCTCTTCAGGAAAGTATTCTAATATTTTATCTAACATATATTTTTTTTTAGGTATAATAATAATAATTTCCTTGCTCGTTACGTTCTGCTTCATAATAGTTCTTAGTAAGTTCTATTTCGTAATGCAGTAGTCCAGATAGGTAGCCACAGATAAAAGTAATATCTGCATTTGACAACTCATAATCCTCTTCATCTTTCATAACCTCTGTATTTAATACATCGTGTATGTCTAAACTTAAATCTATTAAGTAATCATCTTCTTGATAGTATAATCTAATCTCATCAGGAAGTGGGTGCATAGAATTACTGTTACTTGAGTATTCTGGTCTTATTGACAATATCCTATTCTTTAGTTCTTCTGTCATAACTTCTATTTAATAAATTCTTGGTTTCTTAATACTTCTTCGATAGCATTTACAAGGTCATACTTTTGACCAAAGGTAATACCTCCGTTATAAAAATCTGTATCAATCTTTTGTAGTGTTTCTATTAGTTCTTTCATAATATTTAGTTTTTAATTACGTTGCAATATACAAAACAATTTAAGTTATTGACTACTTATTATTAATTTTAACATTTCTTTAACACTTAAACTAAAAAAGGAAGCTAATTAGCCTCCCTTAATAGTTCTATCTCTCTATTGAGATAATCTTGTGCCTTAATAAGGTCAAGCAGTTCATCGTGCTTCTTTCCTGCTCTTGCAATATACTTAATTATATTACCTCTACAGAAATTTAAGTCATAATCTCTAATAACATCTATAATGTCATAATCTTTACCATTTTCGTAATGTGTTTGTGTACCTCTCATAATTTATTTATTAATAAGTTAATGTAATTCTAATATAGACTCCCCTTCTATTATTTGACATTCATCTTTACTCTTCCAAGACCAAGATTTAACCCTCATAGTAATAAGTTCACGTATCTCATCTCTTCTACCCTCTGGAATGGTGTCTATAAGCAATTCTAAGCTATCTTTACCTATTTTTAATGAATTTATATGTAAATTACGTTTAGATTCCTTTAAAGCTCTCTTTTGAGTCTGTTCTATTGTAAAAAACTCTTCAGCCTTATCATTAAAGTAAACATTATAAAAATCTCTGAATGATGAATATGTTTTATAGTAAATACCTATTTTTTGTAGTGCTTGAAGTATAGAAGACCTATCTCTTTTTAATCCTCGTTCTTTAAACCATTCTGCAATCATTCTATCATTCATATAATTAACATCTCTTAAAATTTTATAGAATAATGTTCTTGTAATCATTATTTCAGTCTTTCTTGAGTTAGTATTTAAGTCAATACCTGTTAATACTTCAAAATCTCTTGCTAATTCATCTGCCGTTTCTTTGTTGTAATCTATCATCTTTTTTGTTTTAGTTTAATTTATTGTTTTCTTTTATTTCTTCTATTTTAAGTAATACTTTAGTAAA